GTTCTAAAACCCTAGTTCTATATCCGAAACCAAGCATTGATGCTTTTTGTCCATCTTTATATGGCGGTTCTTTATTCCAATCTGTATATTGTTTAGATGTTAAATCAATTAATTTGCCAGCATTGTCAACTGCCCACCAATGCCATATATCTTGTTGGTCTTGAGCTCGATAAAGCTTTAGTTCTTTTGTTGTAAAAACTTTCTGTAAACAAGCCGCTGCCGTATGGCAATGACCGAACATAGGATTAACAGAATTGCGTTGACGCCATTTAACAGGAATCAAATCTGGTGTCAGATTCTTTACAATCAAATCAGAAACTAGTTTTAAGTTTTGTTCGTTATATTCTATCATCTGATAATATCTATATTACTATCTGGCGTCCATACTTCTAAATCGTTTCTTAATCTATCTTGCTCTTTAAGTTTGTTGTATCTTTTAGTGGCATTTTTTCTCCACCATTCTATTAACTCAGCACTATAATATCTATCAAAGTTTGGCGCTTTAACTATTTCATTTGTTTTACCATTAACAATATCTATGTAGTTCTCAATGCCATAATTAGAAACATAATATCTTTTTCGTTCGGTCAACTTTTTGGCATTTGTAATTGTGGTTTTAAATTTATCTAAATCATCACCATCTAAAGTCTTTTTTATCATACCAATGATAGCATTTATTATCTTTAGTTTTCTACTTGAAGCATCTGGTTTAATAAACACGCCAATTTTATCTTCAACATAGTTCAATAAATCTTTAAATGGTTTGCCATGTATCATAGGAATAAAATCACTATCAGTCAGTCCTCTGTTTCTTAACATGGGTTTCATGCCATCATATTGACTTGCGGCTTTAGAACTGCCGTACAAACTTGTGGTTTCAAACATACACAAATTCATGCCATATTTTTTATTTAGTTTTTCTCTAACTTCGTGTGAACAACACAAAGCTGCCAACAATTTACCACCAAGATAATTATAACCAAATGGTTGTGTTGGCACAATAACGAAGCCCATGATAGCAGTCTTGTTGAAATTAACTAACTCTGGAACATTACCCAGCAGTTGGTTTCTAGGTTTCATATTGATAACTGGAGAACCAAATCTCATAAAACCAACAAACTTATTTGTTTTCTTTTCTTTGACGGCCAACTTTAATGCCTTGCCTGGAATACTCACCATATTACTATGACTTGAAATCATATTGATACAGGTATCCCATGTATGATTATCTAGTTCAAGGACTTCTAAGTCCATATCTTCTGGCGACATAGTGAAATCATCAAACATATCAGCATCAAAGCCCATGCCTGGAAGTGATTGTGGTATAGAATCAATCTGTGCCATTTTCTGGTCACGCATGTATTCATCTATACGAGTGAACTGGTCAAAATAATTTGAAAATGTGTCGGCACAATATTGTGCTTCTTCTCTACTCAATGTCTGCATTTCTATTCCTTAAAACAATTGACTGATACCATTTCATTAACCATATCGCCTTTTGTGGGTGATGCTCGGGGTCTGGTAGTTCGTCTTTAAAATACTTCATAAAATCTTTTAGCTCTTCGTCTGTCATTAGAAAAAATCATCTAGTGTTGATTGTCGTTCAAAACTCCAGTCGATTGCATTGACAATAAATCTTAGTGGGTCTAAGAAAGACTTTTCAAATTGTGTGTCATAATCAATATATCTGTGCAAGTCAAATTCTTTTGGCAAAGTGCCGACAAAAGATATAATGTTTTCTCTCAACGGATTAGGTTCTTTCAATTGAACAAACTTAATCTTATCGCCATCATTGATTGATTCATACTTCTTTAACTTGTGTTTCTTCAATAGATTGTTATACAATAAAGCACCACGAACATGCATCGGTGTACCTTTCTGATAGATGTCAGTTGTTGAAGAATACTTTCTTAGATTATTACAAGAACGAGGATAAGCAATTGCTTCTGGCGACAACTTCTTAAACTCATTTCTGAAATCATCTATAAACTGAATCAAACTAGATTCGTCTTGATTCATTATCACACTCAACGCCTCTTTAATCTTCACACGACATGGGGCAGGTGTAGAACTTTTGACTGCTTCGATGCCCATGATTTTTAGTTTAGGTTGTTTCAGTTCAACGCCTTCATCATTATAAACATTTAAGATATATCTTTTCTTTGCAGTCCAGATGCCTTTGTTTGCAATCACTTCTCGTTTCATAATCATCTTTTGCTCATATGCATGTACATATTTAGCAAGTTTGTCAAACGACTTATCAATCTGTGGCTGTATTGTTTCATTGCAAAACTTATCCATCACTTTCACAATCTTTCTTGTGTCGGACTTGTCTTTGAATATTGCGTTTACAACTTCACCAAGTCGAATGTAAATGGAGTCTGTGTCAGAGGCAATAACATATGTTACATTCTTTGTCTTTAACAACTTGTTTAGAAACTCATTCACATCTCTTTCAATCCAGCGAATTGTCAACTGGCCAGCCATTGTAATACCTTCTGCATGTCGAACATCAAAGTATCGAAAATACTGATTGCCGATTGCACCATAAGCACTATTCAATGAAAGTTTTCTTGCAAGTTGAATGTTGTGATTCTTTGCAATCTCAAACTCATACTTCTTATCGCCAGTTTGTTGAAACATCTTTTGTGCTTCAATCATTTTCTTTTTATAGACAACTCGTTCTTGATATAGAGTATCCATTATCTCGGGCAGAAAACCTCGTTTGTCAGTTCTAAACTGAGCGCCATTTGGCGTTATAGTTCGATTGTCAAGGTCAGATAAATCAGTCTTTTGATTTAACATGTTTTCAACATTCACACGATTAGGTTCAAACCCGACCATTGTTTCAGGCGAGATATTGTATTGCATAATCAAATGTGGATATAGACTGTTCAAGTCAAAACTACAAACCCAATCGTGAAAACCAACAACAGGGTCCTTTACATATGCACCTTCATAACCACCAGATGTTTTAGATTCTTGTATGGCAGGTGGCACAATATTCTTTGAACGCAAGTGATGATAGATAATACAATCCCATATTCTTACTTGACCAAACACATCTTGATAGTTGACTTTTGCTTCATAAGCCATAGTCAGAAACAAAGCAATGAGTTGCATCTTATCTTCTAGCTTGTCAACGAGTTCAACATCTTGTATATTGTATTCTACAAATCGTTGATAGTCATTAGAGTAAAACTCTTTGAAAGTATCATACGGATTCTCTAACTTGTTTTGACCAAGTTCAACTTCGCCGATATAATCAAGTTTATAACTCTCTCGCCTAACGAATGTAAACTTACGATACAAGTCAAGGTAATCAACTGTATCGACACCCATTATATTCCAGACTTGTTGTTCTCGTGAGTTGCCAGCGAAACCAGTTAGGCTTTGTCTTTGTTCAACAACGCCCCAAGGACTGTATTGTTTAATCCATTCATCACCCATAAGATAACGAAAGCGATTCATCAGATAAGGTATGTCAAAGAACTTTACATTCCAACCTGTGATGATGTTAGGGTTGTATTCAACCCAAAACTTAGTAAATGTTTCAACTAAGCCTTGTTCAGTTACACAATCAATATATTGTACATCTTCTCTATCATTAACAAAACTGCCAATACCAAAGACAATAATCTTTTTAGATATATGGTCTTTTACTGTAATACAGATTAGGGGTTGGTCTGCTTTTTCGGGACTAGGGAAACCATTCTCACTCTCACACTCAATATCAACTGTGAGAATTTTGATTTTGTTTATATCCCATTTGATTTTGCCTTTGAATTCATCAGCAATAAATGGATATTGATGTCTTGTGTTGCCGAAATATTCAAAGTTCGTAACATTCTTATACTCATTCACCCACTTCGTGGCTTCAGGCATGCTGTCAAACTTTATTCTTTCGACATAACGACCATCTAAAGTCTTATACTTTGTTTCTTTGCCGACTGGAACAAACAGAGAGGGTTTATAATTAATTCGATATTTTTTGTGAGTGCCATCTTTATCAACACCACGAACTAACAACCGCCCTCTGTAAGGAAGTACACTTGTGTAGAACTCCATTAATTATATTTGAGTATTATTGAAATGTCTATTTAATGTGTCAACTCTTTTTTCTGCCGTTGCAATTTTATCTAGTTGACATTGCATTGATTTGATAATTGCGCCATCTGATGATGGGTTATCAAAATAAACCACTAACGAAGCAAACGCAGTTGCGATATCAGCCTCTGATTGTCTGATTAGTGCCTTGAATAGTGGGTTTTCTGTTTGATGATTTTTTGCCATGTTTCACTCCTTCATTATTTAATAACATATTATACATTAGTTTGACTGGTTTGTCAAGCCTACAAACTATATTTTGTTGTAACTATATACTTTCTTGCTGGATTTACCATTACATTAAAAAGTTTAGACATTACATAACGATTAAACAAAACCTCTGTACCCATATTACTTCTATCATTTAATCCAAACATAACATCTTTATACATACTTCCTGCAAACTCTACATCAAGTTTAACGAGTGGCCGTTTATCTCCACCAGCGCCTGTTTCTGCCTCATATGTGTCTACTAAATCTGTAGTAATAGTTTTACCTTTCAGATTAAAAGTAATCTTCTTGCCTGATATTTTAATATCTTCTGCATGAAGAACTGAATACACACCATTGCCAGTATCAAATTTTGCAATGATTTCGCCAAATGGATGTATATTGACAACTTCTCTATGTCCGCATTGTGTTGAAACAGGGTATCTATTTTCTGAATTAGCAAAATAATCGACAACCTGTTTAACAATATTTTTTCCACTTGCTTCTTCTATGCCTTCTGTACCAGGCGAATGATTAACTTCAAGAATATATGGTGGGTCTTTCTTAGGATTTTTAGATGGTATGAAATCAACAGCAGTCCAAGTGCCGTCAATGGCCTTTGATGCTAGCAAACATTGTTCTACTTCTAATTCTGTTAATGGATATTCTTTAACTTTAGCGCCTTGTGAAACATTAGACCTGAAATCGCCTTCAACAACACTTCGCTTCATAGCAGCAAGAATTTTACCACCCAAAACTATCACTCGAATATCGCCATCAGTTTTGATGTATTCTTGAATTAATAAATCAACATTTTCATTTTGACTATAAAGCAATTGAATCAAAGATTCTATTTGTCTTTCTGATTCGACAAACAAAACACCAACACCTTTTGAACCTTCTAAGGTTTTCATAATGATTGGGAATTTTGTATCTAAGCTTTCTAGTGCTGGTTTCCAGTTTTCTGCATTAGGTATTAATGCTGTTTTTGGTTGTGTTAAACCAAAGTCCATTAACTTAACATAGGTTCTATATTTGTCAGAAGATACTGAAACGACTTCTCGGCTGTTTACCATACAGATGCCTGTTTTTTCAAGACGAGATAGTAAGTCCATCCAACTGTTTTTCAATCGAACTGAACCACGAACAATCGCTATAGTATTTTCACGGTGTATTTCAAAACCTTCCTCATCGCCTTGATTGTATATCTTGTATACACCATCATCATATTCAATACGAGTGCCCTCAATTTCGACCACATAGTACTTATGACCTGCAGCTTTACATTCTTCCACAATCCTTCTAGCGGTGCGAAACAATTTTTGCTTAGCAGGTTTTGGGTCGCCAGAAATAACAAGCACTCTGTACTTGTTACTACTTTTAGCTTCTGTAATGAAATCTCTAAACTTCGGAGCCTTCGTCATCTACTTTTTTACCTATATTGTATTTTGCTTGTAAGTCCCAATCGTTCTTATCTTTGAACGCCAGAACTTTAATCTGTGAGAGAGGCGCCTTGTTCTCTGCCTGCTCTTTATTTAATATAGTAATCAAACCCCAATCGCCCAATAATTGAGCAATAGTATTCCTTCTTTCAATGTCATTCTCTGAAAAGTTTGCAAACTTACCATCAAGTGCAAACAGTTCTTTAAAATGTACTATGAAATATCTTCCTTGTTTGTGTAGAATATGGCATGATTGGAATAACTTTTTGTCTTTCCTCGAGGCTACGCCTATTCTCGTTAGGGTTTCTCGAACCTTCAGAAAATCATCTGGTTCTTTTAATTGTACTTCGAGCATCTTTTCAGGATGCCAACTATTATCTAACTCATTCATTTTGTCCCACCTTTATATAAACTTTCTTTAATTAATTTCAATTGTTCTTTGGTGAGTATGTCGAGAGCAGACTTAGCCTTTTCATTACTATATCCATAATACTCTTTTACACACTCAATATCTTTAATCTTACCAGCCTTCAGAAAAGGAGTAAACCTTTTCTTCTGTCTTATACTATTTAGTAGAAATTGAAATTGCATATCTCTATCAAGGAAATGATTTCGATTCATTTCATTGCTGAGCATTACGGTGTCTTGAAAACCAGATAGGACTTTGTTGACCATAAATGCAGGGTACTTCTT